CGATTCTTATCCATTCTCCAAAGAACGGTCTATAAGTGCGTAGGATATGATACCTTGTATTTCATTCGCTGTACCAGCAGTCATTTTTAACACATCTCCTTCTTCCAATACCAAAGTTTGTGATATGATTTGTCTTGTTGTATTGGCAGCTATAGATGCGTTATCAATTCTAAATGTAGCTGTTGCACTAGTATCAGTTACTTGTGTTGACAAATTTACAGCACTAGTATTTCCATTGTGTGCTTGTATTTGTTTAACTAAACATCTCCCATTTGTTGGTGCTGTTAACACAGATATTGTACCAGTAGAGTTTAAATTAAATCCAGCATTTTTATATTGTATTGTCATGATATAAACCAGTTAAAAGCATCTTGTTCATTTTTAATATCTTGTTGATAGCCAAAATTTAATTTTTCTACTATTTGTCTTATAGATAAATTTATTAATCTTTGGTTTTCAACACTATACTCTTGTTTTGGTTCTGGTATATTTGTAAAAATTTTAGCCATTATCTTCTACCATCCACTTGTACATCAGCTCTGAATGTTCCATATCTCCAAGTCTCAGATGTTGTAGTATTTTGAACTTTAATATTCAAAGCTCTGCCTCTAGCTCTTGTGTCTACTTTTTGAGTTGTAGGAGAAACAGTAAAAGGACCTAAACGACTACTCACCTCTGTGTCGCTTGGAAAATCTTTCAAGTTTATTGTTACACGTGCGTTGCCTGTTAATGCTCTAAAATCAGGAACAAATCTTCTCATCTTCATAAAAAATTCTCCCATTGTAACCAATCCAGCTTCTCCTTGTTGTGGTACCTCAAAATCTCCACTTTGTATTGTACCTACTATTGCTGTAGCTGTACCATCAGAAGAAACTTGGTCTGTACCTTTTTCGTGAGCATATAATGTTGTTGCTCCATTTTGAGTGGTCACACCTTGTATTACAGGAAAAGAAGGAGTCCCCGAAGTATTATATTGTGTAGCATACGGATTATCAAAAACTGTTTTATCATAGTATGTAGTTCTATCTAAAGAACCTATTGACCATATTTGCTCAAAGTAATTAAAAGACACAACTCTATCTATTTGTGTTGATCCTGCTTTTGGATAAAACCAATTTATCTCATTAAATAACGAATTGTAGCCAGCATAAATTATATCTGTAGAACCAAAATTTAAACCTAAATCACCGTCATCTATTGTGGTAAATACAAAGTCCTCAACAGAACATGGTAGTTTTTTTACAGTACCATCATACAAATAAAAACCACCAGCTTGACCCATCCAATAAACAACACCATTTATTGCTATCACACTATGTTGTGACATTAAACCACAATTACTTCCTACTTGTTCAATAGAAAAAGTAAATGGAGGACCTACAAATCGTATTGCATATGCAGCCGTATTAGTAAGCACTAGTGTATAAGTACCTGCATTCACACCACCAACAATTCTTGTACCTGCATCTATACGAAATGTTCCTGCCGTATTAGTTGAAGTAGGTGTATAGTCTGTTCTATCTTCTTGATGCGAAAAACGAATAAACATTTTATCTTGTGTATCAGCTGAACCAATTGTGGTTTGTGTTCCTAAATGTATTAAATGTCTGTCCCTGTCTGATACAATTGTCATAACACTTTGTTGCGGATTGTTTGAACTTACTGTTGCTCTTGTGGTTAAAGCATTATCCGCTGATGGATCCCATTCAAAAGTTTTATTATTTCTAACTGTAGCAATCAACACTTGTCCAAAATTATCTAAAGACCAATTACCAGGTTCAAGTTCTATTTCAGCATCGCTAGTTTCATTACCCCAACCCACATAATTAGAAGCTTCCTCTACAATAGTGCCATCACTATGAGCAGCAGTTGAAGTTCCAGAAGCACCTCTTGTTATACCAGTCAAGTCATTACTGCTTATACCAGTGTATGTAATTAACTCTTCGTCTACTTTAATTGTACCTCCAGATGAGGAAAAACCAGTTGTTGAATCTAAAGTGATTGCCGTGCCACTACCTCCAGTTCCAGCAGAGTCATTTAATAAAGCTCCGTTTAAAGTGTCTGTAGTTTTTGTTTGAGTGTCCCCACCCCAGCGACCAGTTCCAAAACCATAACCAACAACTTGCTCTTTATTACCAACTTTAAAATAAGGAGTTACAGTTGCACTACCCGCAGCACTCATACCACTACCGCTTTCTGTTTGTGACATAGTAATTGTAAAAGTATCAGATGCAGCAGTAATTACTTCAAAAGGTAAATTTGTAAACCTATTTGTGCTAAATCCAGTAGCACCTCCTCCAGGCAAAGTTACTGAAGAAAAAACAAATATGTCTCCTACATCTAAACCATGAGCTGCTTTGTTTACAGTCACTGTTGCAGATCCATTTGATGATGTAAAGGTGCATGATGTTAATGCTGTGCCTAAAGGAGTAATATCATAAAAGGCTCCAGAATAATAAATAAATAAACCTTTATGAGTTCCAATAACTATATATCGCTTACCAGATAAATCAGACCAAATGTGCATATCTCTTGCCACACCAACTAAAGTTTCTGTTGTTGTTTGTTCCCATCCACCAATTTTTTCAGGATAACCATAACGAAACCTAACATTGTCGCAGTCTATCCATTTACCTTGAGCTCCAGTTGGAGTTACCTGCTTGTTAATTCCTGGTACTATTTTTACTTCTGATAAAGCCATAGTGATAGTATAAGCTATAATTTTCTAGTCGTAAACTAAACTATTATCAATATATGTAGGCTTAATATCCATGTATTTAGTTGTTTCCTTGAAAGCTGAAACCACATCTTTAGTCACGTATTTATAATTATTGAGCCACAGCTCATTAAATAAAATGATTGATTGGTTATAAGGTCTAGATATAAAAGACATATCATGCGTAGTTTGTATTTCAGCAGGGTGATTATTTACACTTACAATAAAATTTTGTTTTATGTTTTTATCTAAATCTATAAAAAAAGTAGCATCTCTTATTTTTCTATGAGGCAATATTTTATGTATATTTTTTACTACCTCTTCATCATCAACCAAAGGTTTTACGATAGATTTATACCAAGTTTTTGGAACTTCAACTTCCTCTGCACAAAACACAACTAGTTTATATTTTTCTGGAACATTCCAATCTGGAACAATTTGTCCTCTTTTTGCGTAAGTGTATATAATCATACTTTTTGTGTAGCAAAACTACGCCTATTGTCTTTATAGTAAGAATTATATTTACCCTCTTTTCTTACATAATGTAAAAAAACTTGTGCTTGAAAATCACCAGTAAATTTTTCTCTCCAATGCTCTACTTCAATACCTTTATATATAACCGCATCTCCAGGTTTTGTTACAACTGGAGTGCCTGCAAAGAACAAAGGCCAATCCTCTCCACTATCTTTTAAATTAATGGTTACACTAATTTCACAACTAGGTCTATCTGTATGTTTTGTTAATTCTGATCCGTTTGTGTATAATCTAAAAAAAGAATATGTAGGTAATAACTCTTCACCAACAATTTTTTCTATTTTATATTTTTTTTGTAAGAGTATACTTTCCATTAAAAGATCTGCGTACATACCAGTATCCATTAAAGAGCTTTGCATAGAATCAAAATAATTAAAATTATTCCTATGAAAAAAATCAGCATAACAACCATAAACTCCAACTTCCTCTGTTGATAAAAAGTTTTTTTCTAATTTGTAATTTACAAAGCCCATGATACCACCGAATATCTTGTACCCTTAGTTACTTCTTTTACTTCATGAGGAAATAAAGAATTGGAAGGCCAAATAATTACCCTGTTTGGTTTAATTTCAATAGGGTGTTTAGAATTATCTACAGGATCATGAAAGACTAATTCTCCTCCTTCATAATCATTGTTTAATAAATAGATTACCGAAAGTGTTCTAGGTATTGATCCAGAATGATCAGTATGAGGTACATAAAAACCTGTCTTTTCATATTTTAAAGCCGTAATCTGTAAAATTTTTTCAATAGGTGAACAAGTAGGGTTTTGGTTT